TATTAAGTAAAGAATGGATGAAAGATTGGGTATATCCTTTTAGAGCAGATACTAAAACTGAATTTGAAGGAACAATACAATGGATTAAGAATAGTGATTACGAATATAAAAAACATTGGTTCAACAAAATAAAAGAATATATGTTGGAGTATTCGGATAGAAACAAATGGGTTAATAGTTTATTAGATATTTATAATAGTTAAAAGGAAAACAATAATATGGCAGCAAGTAATTTAAGTTTAGGAAATTTGTACAAAGCATGGAATGGCACAACTAGAAGTGGTTTAGTATCATCTTCATTAAATGCAGCAAACGCATTGGCAGGAACACCGGTATCAATGAGTTGATTTATATATGGTAATGTAGCAGTAACGCAACCATTTACTTATATAGTAGAAAGTACATCAGAAAATTTAACATTTGCATTTACCGGACAAGGTTTAGCATTTGATAATAGAGTAAAGATACAAGCAGCTAATTATAGTGTGACTGTAAACGATAGTACATATTTTACAATTGGTACAAATGGTGCAACAACTTCTATTAGTGCAAAAGCATTAGCAGCTTCAGTATTAAGTGGTAGTAATGCAACAACATTAACTGCATATTATGATGATGGATATACTACAAACGGAACGGGAAATAGAGGAGCAGGTAATGCAAGTACAAAAACAATTTATTCAGTAGATTCATATAACTCAATCAATTCAGATGTTTTATGTGTAAGTACCGATACTGATATTTTATTAGCAGATGGTTCGACTGTAAAAGCAGGTGATTTATATGCGGGTGATATGATTAAAACATTCGTACCAACAGATATGCCAGCATGGTTTCCGGCAAATGATGAAGGTGAATGGTATTGGTGGTATAACACAACTGGTTCAAATGGTGAAATTGTAAATGCAGAAGTAAGTAACATTTATTTTTCATTTGCAGATTCATATGTTTCTATTAATGATGGTGCAATCAAAGCAACACACGCACATCCTTTATTTGTATGGGATGCATTAACTGAAACTTATCAATTTACAAGAGCAGAAGATGTTGTTGAAGGTGATAAATTAGTTAAATATAATGCAGCAACTGGTTTAGTAGAAGATGTATTAGTAGAATTAGTACAATTTGTAAATAAAACATTGGAAATCGCAACAATTACAGTAGATACGGCACATACATATTTAGCTAATGGATTTGTTTCACATAATAAAGGAGCAGCAACTGCACCAATTCCATGGACAAATTTAGTATGTTATTTAGAACCTCAATTTGCGGCATCTTATAACACAGCAGTTTCAACTACAAACTTTAATGATGTAGCAGGATATTCAACCGGTTTTAACTTAACCGGTGGAACTTCTAATCCGGCAATAGTAGCACCAACATTCAACGGAACATCTCCAAAATCATTAACATTTGCAAGTGGTAAATATGGTATCAAAGAACAAGCATATAGTAGTGGTACTGGTAATGCAAACTTTAATACAACATCTGGAAATGGATATACTATTATAGCGTTTGTAAATGCAAGCGGTGGTAATATATTAAGTAGAGGAACTGATTATACATTAAATGCAAGTTCAACAACTATCGCATTTACATCAACACCGAATGGTAACACATCAGCAACAGGTCAAACTTTAACAGGTTGGAGAATGATTGCAGTTACAACAGGTGCTGGTACAACAAAGATATACAATAACAACTCAGAAGTAGCATCGGCATCAACAACCGCAGCAGCAACTACTGGAACATCTGATATTTATTTAATGCAAAATAATACTGGTAATTTAGGTTCATTCTTTTTCTATCAAAGAGCATTAACTGCAACTGAAATAGGAAATGTTTGGAATAATTTAAAAGGAAGATACGGATTATAATATCGTTTGAGTAAAAAAATATATATTTATATATAGAACAAATAAAATAAAAAACTATGGCACAACTAAAACCAGAGCAGTTACAAAAATTAAGTGAATTAAAAGGTAAATTTAATGAGTTAACATTCATTATAGGACAAACCCAAATTCAACAAAGACAACTTAAAGTAGATGAACAAAATATGTTTGCAGAGCTTGACAGATTAGCATTAGAAGAACAAACTTTCTTAGGTGAACTTCAAAAGGAATATGGTGATGGAGATTTAGATACCACAACTGGAGAATTTATACCAAAAGAGCAACAATAATATATTTTTACAACAAATATTGTATATTTATATTAGAATATTATAACATAATTTATAAGGAGAACAAATAAAATGGCTGAAAAATTAGTATCGCCGGGTGTATTTACAAGAGAAAACGATTTATCATTCATAGCACAAGGAGTTGGAGCTATTGGTGGAGCAATCGTAGGACCTTTCAAACAAGGACCGGCGTTTAAACCAACAATCGTAACATCACCATCTGAGTTAGAAGATATCTTCGGTGCAGCTGATGGTACATATTATACAGAATTAACCGCTCAAAATTATTTAAGAGAGACAGGTTTAGTAACTATTTGTAGAGTAGCAGGTATCGGTGGATATACCGAACAAAATCCTGTTTTATTAACTATATCATCGGCATCAGTATCTAAATCAGTAGCAGTACTATTTAATACCGATACAGATACTAATAGTTTTTCAACTACATTTAGTGCAAGTTCAAACACTACTAATAGTGGTAATTTTTCATTAGGTGGATTTACACTTAGTGGTTCATATGCAACTTCATTAGTTCCATCATCAACACAATCAATAGATGATGTATTTGGTACTTCACCATTAGGAACAAAAGAAGCTTATGTATATGGATATTTTTCTGCAGCAGCGACTAATACATATACTGGTTTTGATACTGCAAGTAATGCAAATGTAAGTTATGTAACATTGGGTGACCAAAGTTTCACATCCGATGCAACTTATGCATCTACACCTTGGATTCAATCACAAGATATGGGTGGTATACGATATGATTTATTGCGTATACATACTTTAGCAGATGGTAATGTAGAAAATACAAGATTTAAAGTTACTATTGGTAACATTAAAGCAGCAGGAGATATCAATGGTTCTGATTATGGAACTTTCTCTTTATATGTTAGAAAATATAATGATACAGATAAAAGACAAAACATTTTAGAACAATATAATAATTTATCATTAGACTCAGCAGCAGTTAACTATATCGGTAGAGTAATCGGCGATGAAGTAAGTACAATTGATGCAAATGGTAAAGTAACAACAACAGGTGATTGGAGTAATAAATCCAAATACATTAGAGTTGAAACAAAAGATTCTGATTTGTATCCTGTAACAGCAGTACCTTACGCACACGCTGCATATCAAAACTTTATAAGTGGTTCATCTGCTGAATTAGCTAATTTACCTATTGTAACTTTTGCAACTGGTTCAACTAATGTATATGCTGGTATTGATTTAGAAGGAAATGGTGATAATACAATTTATTTAAAACCAATTCCAACACAAGGTAGTAATTCAAATACTATATTTGGATTAGATACAACGGCATCTTTACCATTAACAAGTAATGCAGCTGCAACAGTTGTAGCAACTAGAATATTTAATGTAGCGTTTCAAGGAGGTTTTGATGGTTTAAATCCAACAATTGCTTCTAACAAAGGTGTAGATATTACTTCTACAAATGTTCAAGGATTAAACTTATCAACTTCTGCAGCAAGTGGTTCAGTAGGATATAAAAAATGTTTAGATGCATTATCAAATGTAGATGAGTTTGATATTAATTTATTAGTATTACCTGGTGTTAATCATAACGACCATAGTAATGTAACTCAATACGCAATGGATATATGTGAGAATAGAGCTGATACATTCTATATTATGGATGCAGCAGGACAAAGTGCTGGTATCGCAACGGTAGTAGGTGTAGCAGAAAGTTTAGATACTAACTATGCAGCGGTTTACTATCCTTGGGTTAAAACAATTGATACAAACACAAACAAATTAATAACAGTTCCACCTTCGGTTTTATTACCTAGAGTTTATGCAGCTAACGATGCTACATCAGCTGAGTGGTTTGCACCTGCAGGTTTGAATAGAGGTGGTATCACTGGTGCAGTAGCAGTATTAGATAGATTAACTCATTCTGATAGAGATACTTTATATGAAGGAAAAGTAAATCCAATCGCTCAGTTCCCTGGACAAGGTATCGTAGCATTTGGACAAAAAACCTTACAAGCTAGACCATCAGCATTAGATAGAATTAATGTTAGAAGATTACTTATCACAGTTAAGAAGTATATTGCTTCAACTAGTAGATATTTAATATTTGAACAAAACACAACAGATACAAGAACTAAATTCTTAAATACAGTTAACCCTTATTTAGAGAACATTCAACAAAGACAAGGTTTATACGCATTCAAAGTTGTAATGGATGAAACAAACAACACTCCAGACGTAATCGATAGAAACATCTTAAAAGGTGCAATATTCTTACAACCAACTAAAACTGCAGAATTCATTCAAATTGATTTCAATGTTTTACCAACTGGGGCAACTTTTAACGCATAATTAAAAAAAGATATACTTATAATAAGTAAAGGAGAAATAAACAATGGCTGACGTATTATCATTTGATAAGATATTTTATACAAACTTTGAACCAAAGTTAGCAAATCGTTTCATCATGGAAATCGATGGTATTCCATCATTCATGATTAAAACAGCAAACAGACCTAAGTTAGAAAGTGAAGTTGTAGAATTAGACCATATCAATTTAAAAAGAAAGATTAAGGGTAAATCAAATTGGACTGATATCACTATCACTCTATATGACCCAATTGTACCGAGTGGCGCACAATCAGTAATGGAATGGATTAGAAGTGGACACGAATCTATCACTGGTAGAGATGGATATGCAGATTTCTATAAAAAGAAT